AACAATTCCTAACTTAATGCAACAAGCTGGTATCTCGATGCTTAAATTAGCAGATGGTTCATCTGTTGAAGTTAAGCCATTCTATTCAGCTAGAATACCGGCATCTAAAAGTGAAGAAGCTTTCAATTGGCTTAGGGAAAATGGCCATGGAGATATGATTAAAAATCAAGTCTCTTTGGAATTTGGTATGAGACAAGATAATGAAGCTAAAGCACTTATAGAGGAGCTGAAACAAAAAGGCCTTGCAGTACAGCAAAAAACATCTGTGCATCCAAGCACGTTAAGAGGATTTGTAAGAGAACAAATTCAAGATCTTGGTAAAGATGTTCCAGCTGAATTGTTTGGTACTTATGTAGCAAATAAAACTAAAATAATCACGAAGGAATAATCATGATAACTAAAGAAAAAGCGATGACGACTAAGAAAGATAACCTTCCATCTCAAATAAATTTAGAACAGATGGCAGGTCAAGGTCAAGAGTTTGTAACAGCTCGTGACCAAAAATTACCAATCCTAAAAATACTATATGCTAACTCACCAGTTTTAGATGAAACTGATGGTAAGTATGTTGAAACTGCTAAGCAGGGAGATATATGGAGTGAAACATCTGGCAAAGTTTGGAAAGGTAAAAAAGGTGTAATAGTGGTGCCTTGTCTTTACATAAATACTTTTAATGAGTGGAAAGATAAAGGTGACAGTCCAGGAAGACCTGTGGACATACATAGAGATCCATCAATAATGTCAAAAACAACTAGAGGTACTGACAATAAAGACCGTTTAGAAAATGGTAATTATGTTGAGGACACTGGTAATCATTTTGTATTTATTTTAGATGAGGATTATAATCCGTTAGAACAAGCTTTGATAACAATGAAATCTACACAAAAGAAAAAATCAAAGACTTGGAATTCTATGATTATGTCTAGAAGAACACAAGGCAAGAATGGTATGTTTAATCCACCATCTTGGTCCACTGCTTATAGATTGACAACAACCAAAGAGTCTAATTCACAAAACTCTTGGTATGGTTGGGTTGTTGATTTTGATAAATTTCTTAACACTCAAGAAAATTTAAAGCTGTTGGAAACTACACAAGCATTTTATCAAAGTGCTATGAAAAGTGATATTTTTGGCAAAGTAAATTTTGCTGATGAAAATCAAGTTGTAGGAAATAATAAAGAGGGCATTCCATTTTAATATTTTTATGGAGGAGCAACTCTTAAAAATATTTCAGGGAGATCCTGAACTGTTCATTACTACCTCTCTTACTGGAGAGGTAGATGAACGGGGCAAGACAGTTGGCCAAACAATCACGGTTCACGAACCAGTCACATTAAAAATTTGGAAAGAACACTTAGAAGGTAAAAAACGTATAGGTATAAAACCTGAAAAAGGTGATCAATGTAAATGGGGTTGCATAGATATTGATCCTCAAAGTTACAAAGATTATTCACAAAAAAAAGTTATAGATATTGTTAAAGACAATCAATTACCATTAGTGCCAGTAAGATCAAAATCGGGTGGCTTACATTTATTTTTATTTTTAGATAATTGGTATCCAGTTAAAGATGTTTTAAAAAAATTACATGAGTGGAATAAAAATTTCTTTCAAGCGTTAGAAGTTTTTCCAATGAACAAATGTATGAACATGCCATATTTTAACATGGATGCTACAACAGAATTTGCATATAATGAATCTAACACACCGGTATTAATAGGAAAATTTATTGAAATAATTAGAAATAAAACTTTATCATTAGAGCAATTACAAAATATTAAAGTTAAAGAATATGAGCCTGAAGAGGATTGGAAACATTATCCACCATGTGTTCAAAAGATGATTATGGATAAATGGTCAGGTAATCATAGAAACGATTTGCTTTACAATGTTGGTGTTTTAGAAATGAAAAAAACTGACGGTAAAGTTAGTATAGAAGAGATGAGAAGAATTCTTTTGCAAAGAAACCAAGAAATTTTTGTAACACCTATGGACCCAAGAGAAGTAGAAAACTCAGTTGCAAAATCTGTAATTAAAAAAGATTATAATTATAAATGTCCTCCTAAGCTTGGTGCGATAACACCTATATGTAATAAAGATTTATGTAAGTTTAGAAAACTTGGTATCGGTTCACAAGTACCAGATTTAATAGATGATTTTGAAGATATAGAGTTTATAAGAAGCACAAAATCAATTGAATACTCTTTTATATTTCAGGGAGAGAAAATTATAATTGGTCCTGAGGATATGAAAGATGAAAAATCTTTTAGAGTAAGATTGTTAAGATATGGTATTTATTGGGTGACTTTACCTAGACCTAGAACAGGTCCATCTCCCTTTGAAATGCTTATGTCAACAATTGTAAAAAAAGCTGTTGAAAATCAAAAAATGAAATTTGAGGATACACTTGGTGAAGAAAAATATAATTTTCTTAAAAAGTTTTTTGAAAGCCACATTGAAGAAGATGATTTTGACAAACTACAAGATAATTATGTAGTATTAGATTCAAAGACAAATGTTTGTTATTTTAAAAAAATTACATTTGAAAAATTTTTAGGTAACAATAAAACATTTAAAAGTGCAGCAGAAGCTATGCATTTGTTAGGATGTGAGAGGATAGATTATCATGAGGGTGTAAAAAATGTATGGTCAGTAGAAATGCCAAAATTTGTAGACTATAAAAAGTCAGAAAAAAAAGTTAGTAAAAAAACAGTATCGGAGATGGATGACGAATTCCACACAGGAAAGTTTAGAACTTAAAATACTTAAAGAACTTTATCATAAAACAATAAAAATCTTTGGTCCACCTGGCACAGGCAAAACATATACCTTAATAGAAAAAGTTTTGAAGGGTTACTTAAGAAAAGGTATAAGGCCAAACGAAATAGCATATTTATCTTTTACTAATAAGGCAGTAAACACAGCAGTCTCAAGAGCATTAGAATCATTTCCACAATACAATGCAGATGACTTTTCAAGATTTAAAACATTACATACTTATTGTAGAAGATATTTTCCTGAGGAGGTATTTGATCCAAAAGATTGTACAATTGATTTTGCTTTACAAACTAAGGTAATTAAAACAAGTGATAAAAGATTAGCAGATGATAATTTTATGTACAAAGATTGGTCATTAGGTGTTTATAGTAAAGCAAGAAATTTATTGATAACTCCTGAGGAGGCTTACAAACAAGAAAGTTATAAAAGAGATTCTCTTACTGTATTCCTTAGAAAGATAAGCACTTATGAACATTATAAAACCGGTGGTGGAGAAAGATCATTTATTGATTTTGATGACATGATTGAGAGAGCAATAAAAGAAATAGACTTCCCTCCGCTTAAAGTTTTAATATTAGATGAAGCTCAAGATTGCACACCGTTACAATGGTCAGTCATTTATAAAATGGCTCCAAAAGTAAAAAGAATTTATTTAGCAGGTGATGATGATCAAGCAATATATAAATGGAACGGAGCTGATCCAAAATATTTTACAAAATTTTTTCCAGGAAGAAAAGTTAAATTAAGAAGAACAAGAAGGTTTGGTGAAGCCATACATAGATTCTCTCAAATAATTAGAAGAGGTATAAGTGATAGTGAGGAGAAAGAATATTTACCAGGTGGCACAAAAGGTTTAGTTAAAGCTTATCTATCGTTTAAAGAAATTCCTTTTGAAAAGTTTAATGAAGACTGGTACATACTTGGAAGAATTAACGAAACTGTAAATCAATTAAGAATGTTAGCTAAAGATGCAGGATTATATTTTAAAGACAATAAAGGTACAAAATGTTTTGATCAAAAACAGTGGGACTCAATAAAGTCATGGACCGCTATTTCTAACGGAAAAAAAATAGATAAAAAATCTGCAAGAAACATGTATAAATTTATTAGAGAACTTGAAGATCCAGCTTATAGATTAGATAAATTTTGGAGAGCAGAACCTGATTTTAAAGAATATGATTTTCAAGCATTAAAAGAATGGTGTGGTTTAATATTAGAAGATAATCAAAAAAATAAACCTTGGTATTGGATATTACGAAGAAATTTTAAACCAAGGCAAGTAAGACATTTTATTAGGTTACTTAGAAGATATGGTCAAAAAGAATTAGACAAAGACCCACTTATTACTATAGATACAATACACTCAGTAAAAGGTGGAGAAGCGAATCATGTAGTATTGTATGGTAAAGGTAATTATCCATCAGACTATGCAAATAAAAATAAACAAGAAAAAAGTGATGAGCGAAAGGTTTGGTACACTGGTGCAACTAGAGCAAGAAAAACTTTACATTTGCTAAGATCTGACTATAAGTTTAACTATCCTATTGGACAAGATTATTTAGTTTATATACAGGAGAAAAATGACAAATAAAGAAATTTTTGACGAAGCTTTTCCAAATGAAAAACAAGTAGGAGGATCACATTATAAAAAATTTGTCATTCAACCATGGACATTCATAAGAAAAAATAGTTTAAATCCGTTACAAGCAAACATAATAAAATATGTATGCAGGTATTTACTTAAAGGAAACCCACTTCAAGATTTAGAAAAAATAAAACATTATTGTGATTTAGAGATAAAACATTTAAAAGACAGAAGAGAAACTAAAAAAAAGTATGAATAATATTTTATCAAAATTTTATTTTTTTGGTCCACTATTATATCACGTTAAATTAAAGGATGATGATATTCAAAAATTTAAAACTTTATGCGTAAAGGATGAAAATAAATTTTACAGAAATAATTTAGCTGGTCATATCAAACATGAATATAAAATAGATCATACAAATTTACAAATTTTATTACAAGATGTAATAGAAGATTTTAGAAAAAGTTTCGAAGCTTTTTATAATATACTTGCTCCTGAAGTTTATATAACAAATGCTTGGGTAAATTTTATGCGACCCGGTGATTTTAATCCACCACACACACATGCTGGATCTTTTTCAAGTGTGCTTTTTATTAATATGCCACAGGAGTTATTGGAGGAAAATGAAGAACATAAATCTCATGATATAAATAGTGCTGGTCCTGGTTCAATAAGTTTTTTTGCGGGAGTTAATGGAGGAATGTCAAATTGGAGACAAGACTTTACACCCAAAACTGGTGAATTATTTATGTTTCCTGCAGATCTTATGCATATGGTTTATCCTTATAAAAGTAATGTAGAAAGAATAACTATTTCTTTTAATATGGCTATTGTAAATGAAAAAGAGTACCAAAATAAAATTGCAAAAAGTAAAAAATTAAAGTGACCAAAAATGAAAAGATTAAATGTTCAAAGTGTGAAAAAAATGCTGTTATCATTGAGGATAAAATTTACTATTGTGGTGATTGTGCTGTTAAGCAGTTTATTGACAGGGTGCATAAAAGATTACGACCTAAACCCGTCAACAACAATAGTGAGGATAATGTTTCAAGGATCTAAATGAGTAATGGATTACAACTAACTTTAACTTTTAAAAAATCGATGTGGAATACACCGTTAGAATATAAAGATTTATCTCAATATAAAGAAATAGCAATAGACTTAGAAACTAAAGATGATGGTTTAAACGAAAAACTAGGTGCTGGTTGGGCTTTAGGAAAAGGAGAGATTGTAGGTTTTGCAGTGGCTGTTGAG